TAGCGCTGAATTTTCCACCGACTTTACTAAGAATTCCACCTTTGGATGATTTACCTATACTATCAATGGCTTTTTTTGCAGTGCTTGAGATTGTATCCGCCATCTTCTTTGTTGAGTTTCCAACTTTATTTATCATAGCGCTGAATTTTCCACCGACTTTACCAACCGTTTTTGTTGCCGTGCTGGATATTTTATTCATGCTATCAGTAGTTCCTTTAGCCACTTTTAAAATTCTTTCAGCTGCACCATTAAATTTATCTCCAGTACTCTTTACAAAAGCGCCAGAAACGGTTGAAATTTTAGTATTAGCCGATGTGTTATTAATCTGCTCTAAATTCTCTTTCAAAAGTTTAGAAATTCCTTCTGTTGCGTTTAATTTTGATTGATATTTATCTTGTTCAGCAACACTTTCAGAGATAACTTTTTTCCAAGCTCTTTGCTCTGCTTCGATATTTTTTATTTTGTCCAAATGCTCTTTTTCATTAGAATTTATCATTCTTTCTTGCTCTAATCTTTTTTCTGCAATTGCAAGACTTCTTCTAGCATCTTGTTCATCTCTTTCAGCAAAAGCTTTCTTTTCTTTAAAAGCTTTTCTCATCATCTCTAAAGAGTCTGAATTGTTTGCCAACCAATCTTTGCCTTTTGAGCTCTTTTGCATTTTGGCAAAAGCCACTCCAAGTTTATCAAGATCATCCTTTTGATCAAGAGTGGTGTTGCTCATGTACTCAGATATATCATCAATGCCAATTTTATATAAATCTCTAAGCTTTAAAGAGTTTTTTAAAAATATTTTCTCAAGCTTTGCATCAATATCATTTGTTTCTGTTAATACCTTTTTTTTAGTATTTTTCATCGTCCTTTCTATCATTCCACCAATGATTGGTTGAATGATAGCTATAGAGGCAAGAATAATTGTTGGAAGCCCTTGTATAAAACCTTCTATTTTATTTCCTACATCACCTAGTTTTTCTTCCCAAGTTTTCGTATTTTCGGTAAGTTGAGTAAGTGCTTCGTTTGCTTGATCTGTTGGAGTTAATGCTTCTGATGTAGCATTTTCCAAATCAGTTGCTTTAATTGCTTGACTATAGCTTATACCCATTGCCTTAGCGTATGCTTTACCAGCAATTGGCCCCATTTCTTTAAGCTTGTTACCAAAATCTTTCAATCCAGCACTTATTTGTCCTTCATCTATTTCGCCATTTATAGCATCAGTTAAAGAAATACCGAGCGCAGCGTAACTCGCTATATTTTCCTCTATGTTTTCTGGATTAAGAAGTCTATCAATAAGAGAAGTTGCTTCTTGCGCTGATATTCCAACTTTTTCAAAAGCTGAAACAAGCATACCAGTTTTTGCGGCCATATTTCTAATTTCCGCTTCTGTTTTACCCCAGGCACGCATATTGGCAGCATTTTTAACAATCTGATCACCAGTTAGCTTCATACCTTCTTTTGTCATTCCGTTAGCTTGCTGAATTTTCAAAAGATCTGCGTACATTGCTGTAGTTGTTTTACCAGAAACTTTACCTATTTTTTGTAAATCAACAGTAAGTTGTGCTACTTCAGCCTTTCCAAGACCTGTAGCTCTAGCAAATTGATAGCTTGCACCAGCAGCTTCTTGTATATTACCAACATATTGCTTTTGAGCGAGAGTTTCTACAACTGCTTTTGCATCTTCAAAAGTAGCACCAAAAGCAGTTCTTAAACCAAAAGTAGCTTTTTTTGCTTCTTCCAAAGATTCTCCAAATCTTCCAGAATTTACTAAACTTCTATTAAGTTCTATAGAAAGCTCCTTATTTTTTTTAAGCATTTCTGTCATATTTGTAAGCAGTTTAAAAGAAACAAAGACACTGCCAACCTGTTTAAACGATTCGGCTGTATCTTTGAGAACGTCTCTTAAATTTGTAGAGACTTTTACACTATCTTTTAAATTAGAAAGTAATACATTCGATTCTTTCTTTAATTTTTTCTTATATTCTATTTGCTGAGAAACAAGTTTATTATACGCTTCCGTATCTTGTAATCCTTGTTTCTCAAGCATTCTTATTGCTTTTTGCAAATTAAGTAATTTCTGTTTAGTTTCTTCAGTATCACTCATCATTCAACCTTAGAATTAACTTTGATTACTTTGATAGTATATTTCCTCCTGCGTTACCTTCTTCTTAGTTACCTGTTTTGGTTGTGTTTCAGATGCTCTACCTCTTTCAACATTTTTATAAACTGGTTCTATTGGTTTACCTCCTTTTTGATCAAGAATCTGATATTCAATTTGTGGATATGAAATAACTCCCAATCTAGTTGTAAACACACCAGGAGAAATATTATGCTCTATTTCTTTTATAACATAATATCCAGAAGTTTCATGTCTTCTCTGGTTACCATAAACATTGTCATCATAATATGTATTATAACTTTGATCAAAATTGTCAAATTGGCTGCCATATTTAGCTCCACCTCTCATTGCATGAAAATCATTAAAAGGAATGAGAACATCTAATTTAATAGGGTAAGTACATGGCTGCATTAATCCATCGAATACATAAAATGGATCTCCGAGAAGCTCTATATTTCCAGAATAAACAGAGTTAGAATACGCCTCTTGATAATTATTTCTACTTTTTATATCAGTAAAAATAAAATCAGCAGTTTCTCCTTTATCCATTGTATCTTCCGATGGTTCTTTTTTATCTGTTTTTTGAAACCGTCTTACGTCAACCTGACCCTGCCCAAAAGCACCATGAGAACCATTATTAAGTTTAAGTTTTGTTTCTTTTTCCCCTTTTTCGTTAAAAGCTTGAATTCCAGCAAGAACAGCAAATTCATTCTGGTTTTCTATTTCAACTTTTTTCACGCAACTTTGGTAAGGGTTATGTGGCCCCCAAATATAATTTCTTATTATTCTTGGCCTTAGAGCCCTTCTATAATAAAGTACTATATAAGTCGTTCCATTCCTTTTACAAGTAAACCATTTCAAAGGCCTTGAAGCTTCGCTAATATTATCGCTTTTTACTTCCATTCCGTCTTCAGTCGTAATAGTTTCTTGATACTGTTTTTCTTTTCTTGGTGGACAAGCTGAAGTAAATTCATTAAATAATGAGGCAACTGACTTATACAGCCTTGGCTTATCACTATATGAATAGTTTGTTTTTTGTGCATCAGCTGAACCAAATGAAAGAGTTATCTTTTTTAGATACTTTTCCATATCTGGAATAGATTGACCTGCATTGTCAAGTGAATATGTATCGTTAAACTCTCTATATTTATCCTTCATCTGCTCAGGCATATTAGAGAAATCAAGCTCGTTATTAACGAAAGCTCTTGGATCAGTAGCTTCCTTATAAAGAAGAATTTTTACTGGACTATTTTTACGAGGCTCACCAGTTATTGGGTCTTCGTTAAAAATAGACATAAGCAAATAGAGAACTTCTTCCGGATAAGTACTTATCTGAACATACTTTTGTAAAAAGCGATCTTTTATTACTTCTCCGTCTTTTGACTCTATTGCAGTAATTGTGTATTCAATGCCTTTATTAGTAAGAGAAGATTTTAGCCCAATTATCATAAAGTCTATCCATGGAGTCATAACCGAAGTTGAGTTTTGGCCATTTATCTGCCTATCTCTAGAATCATTTATACCTTCATCTCCATCTACTTTATCAGAGCCATTTTTAAGAGTAACTGCTTTTTTGCCATTTGGATCCTGAGTTGCAATAGAACCATTTTCAATGTATCTAGATGGTTTTACTTGGAATGTAGTAGTATCTACCTGCCACTTTACATCCCACCATCTTTCCGCGCGAGCTGGACCTCCAGAACCGTATTGATACAACTTTTTTTCCCAGTTCGTTAATCTCTGCTGACTTTCAGTGACTTCAGATTTTGAGCCATTCTCGCCTCTATAAGCCGTTTTTTCATTGTAATCAGCATATCCCCATCTTAATTTTAAATTAGTTGGGCCATATTCTTTTGATTTACTGAAAGTTAGGAAACTATCAGAAACCGTTGCTCCTTCATCATCTTTAGTCGCGATAATATTTTTATTTTCTTCGGATTTTTTTGCAATAACGCAAGTACCTATCGCCTGTTTAATTATTTGTTCAAGTGAATAAATAGTTGTGATATTTGTTTCAAAGTGTTCTTTGTTATCCTTGCCGCTTTCAAAACTTACAATACCTCTTTGATAAGAAGCAAAATCTTTATCGTAAAGAACCAGTGTGGCAGTTTTAACACCGTTGTCCTTAATGTTAAGACTTTTAAAATAAGGATGATCTATACTGTTAATTCCTATCCAATTAGCAATTTCATTTCCAGAGCTTCCTCCCATACTTTCAATTCCTCTGAATTTTGCTTCTATCATAGGAGTCATACCAGAACAGAAATCATAATAATTCTGAACATCGAATAAAGTCTGCCCATTACCACTCTTGTTTTCTGCTGCGCTATTTGCTAGACTTGCGTTTTTATTCCCATCTACTCCTGCACCATCAACACAAATCCATTTATTAATAAAGTTTCTTACTTCATTAATAGAAACTTTCTTTTCTTCCTGCTCGCCTTCTTCATACTGAGTTTCACTTCCTTCATCAGGTAATTCTTCACCACGTTCCGTGACTATAATATCTTCTTCAATTGTTTTCGGAATTTCACAATTATTATAGAACTTTAACGTAGCTCTTTCTTTATAAAAAGAATTAGCAGGGATTGTTACTTGATTTTGATAAGTTTTTTCTCTTTCAGTGTAATATATAGTTTCAAAAACAACAGTTTCTATATCACCAACTTTATCTCCCGTTGATGAATTGATTACACCGTCTTCTGTTTTACTTACAATTCTTGTTATAGTACCATTAGTAAGAACATCGGTCTCCTTAGTCCACTCCATTTTCTTCTGGCCTTTTATGCCATTCCACCGCTTTGCAAATGCTTCGCCAGCAGCATAGTTGTCAGAAAAGCTTCCGCCTATATATTTGCTTATAAACTTATTAAATTCCGACGCTCTAACATTTACTAAAGTTTCTTTTGGTTGGTTTCCTTCTTTTTCGTTATCTTTATCGCTTAACCCACCAATATACATTTTTAGGTAATCCCAAGCCATATCTCCAATAAAACCATATGGACATGACTTACCGCCATGATCAAAATGACGCATCAAACAAGTTGAATCCTTGGCATAGTGATCAAGTAAAAATCTAACAAGATACTTAAGATTCTTTAAACAATCTTGTTTTACAAGATTCATTCCTCCATAAAGCATTGTATATGCATCTGTTGCAGGGCCAGTATCATTTAAATCATTTAGACCATAAGAAGTTTCTATAGCTATAGAAGTTTTATTAGTACTAAGTCTTCTTGGAAAATTACTATCGGCGTCACTATCGTGTATATGTTCCGCTGCAATCTTACCACTTTTTGAGTTAATTAATTTTTTTTCAAGGTCTTTATATCTAGCCTTAAGATTTGCAGCTTCTTTCTTGGCTTGCTCATGAAATTTTTCAATATTATACATATTATTGAAATTTGTTTCATATCTTGGAGTGTTCTTTTCTCCCTTTGAACTATCTACGTTTTTTCCTTTCTGTAAAAAACTTGTAAATCTTCTCCAGTGAGCTTGTTCATCAAAAGATGTTAGTTTAATAAGACCAGTTCTTACATTTATTTTATTAATATCTTCAGCACCATTTTCGCTACCATTTGAATACGGCGCATCAAAACCTGTTTTACTAGGCTTATTATCAACACTACCAGCCCAACATTCATGAGGAATAGACATAACTATATCTGCTTTTTTATATGTCTTCTCAGCATTATTATCCGTGCTTACATTTGTAGAAACATAAAAATTTGCAGCAGCTTGCTTCGTTGTTTTATTACTATATTCTCTATTACCTTCTGCATATCTACCACCTCCACCTGTATAGTGAATAATAATATTTTCAAGAGTTCCACCTCTGCTTATATCAGATGTAACTGCATTTTTTTTAGAAGCCAAAGCATCAAACAAAGCTCTATTAAATGGATGATAACTAGTTTGAGACATACCTTGATCAACAACTGGTAATTCAGCATTATAGCTAGGGTCTTCAAGAGCTTCTGATAATTTAACAATACTTTTTTTATGATATACAACTTTAATAGGAACGCTTGGGCACTCATAAGTATTATTAAATCTCTTCGCAACCAAAGGTAACAAGTTTGCTTTATCGCGTTCTCTTCCTTGCACAACCTCATAAAAATATTTTGAAGCTTGAATTGCCATAAACATTAGCTGACAGCTTCTTGTTTGCAAACTACCGTATTCGACTTTTTTATCTTTTTGAGCATTTTTAAAATGGTTCTTATTAAAATAAACAGAAAGATAACTCTCTTCTATAATATCTTCAATATCTTTGCGTTTGCAACGATATGCTGCATTAGATTCCGTACTAAAGTTCTCGTTTATTACGCTTCTATTTGCTTTGTATACTTTGCAAACGTTTATAATATAGTCAGCTTCACTGCCATATTCTGCTCTACCATCACCAAAAGCCTCTGCTACTGGTCTAAAGTTATTTTGAAGAATTGAAGAGTAATAGTTTTTTGTTTCAGGAAATCCCTCTGCATATGTTTGATCTTTCTTTTTTATATAATTTTTAATACCTTCATCTGAAGAATAAATTTTATAAGCATAAGCAACAATACCAGCATAAAAGAAATAACTTATTACGTCATCTATATTAAATCTAGAGTCTTTTATTTTTTCTTTAAGTCCAGAAGGAATGTTTGTAGAATTATTTACAGGCTTCTCACTGTCTTCCTCTGCATATATATTTTTCGCTTCTTTCGGGTATACATGAAAAGCAAAGAATCCATTTATATTAACATCAAATTCTTTGCCATAGTTTTTATGACCTTCTATATCATTGAAAATTCTAAAAGTCTCACCAGTGTCTCTAAGTTTTATTTCGTCCTTACCAAAATTTTCACCTATCAACGCACCGATGTTTACAATACGTTCTTCTTTATTACCATTATTTGCTGAAACTACCTGATTAAAATATTCCTTTTCTTCTCTAATAACTTGTGCCATAAAATTAACTTTCAACAAAAAAATCCGTTCAAAAGAATCATGCAACTTCTAGAAGAACTAAATCAAGCTTCTTCACTTCTTCAAAAGTTCTCAATTCTATTTCTCTAATTCCTTTCTCAATACAATATTTTCGCTTTATATCATCTTTCATTTGCTGAAATTTAAGGTCATCTATGCTTTCATGGAAGAATTTAGTAAAGCTATCATGTTGCTCTCCTTGAAATTCTATAACAGTGTTATAATCTGGCAAATAGAAATCAAACGGAAGTGGGTTAATAAATCTGCAATCATCAAAAGAATACTCAGGAATAAAGTTCACTCCCAACTCTTCTAATTTAATCCATAACATTTGCTCTCCTTGAGAAGAATCACAGAAATTACATTTTCCATATATTACCCTAAGAACTGGCTTAACATTCGCCCTTCCACAAACTTTACACCGCACACATATATTATCATATTGATTTTTTGGTTCTTTTGCTTCTGAAAAATCCCATACATCCCCATGATAGTCCAAACTCCTTTGTTTTATTATTTCAAGCGTAAGTTTTTTTCCATCATTCTTTCTAGCATTTCCACAATCTGGACAACCATGTCCATTCAGCATATCGTTTGGTCTAACATGCTGAATACCATGTTCTGGACAAATAAACTCTATTTTTTCTAAGGCTCCTTTATATTCACCAAACTCAAAGTCTGGATATTTTTCTTTTAACTTCGACATAGTTTCCTTTGCTTTGTTGGCTATTCTATTTCTATCTCTTTCTTCAACTCCACAATACCAACACTTATGTCCTTCTAATAGCTCTTTTGGAGTTTGACTTATTATTCCATGCGCTGGGCATTTATACTTAATTTTGCTTTGTCTATCAGTAAAAATACTTTCTGAAAAATCATACTGTGGATACATTCGCTTAACTTTTTCTACCGTTTCTGGTTTTATTCCTTTTTTAGCTGGCATTTATTTTCTCCTTACTTATATTATACCATTCTTTCAGATTTTTTGTCAAATAAAAAAATCCGCTCTTTTGAGCGGATTTAACAAAGTAATAGTAGAAAATTAAGCAGACTCAGAAGCAGTACGAGAGTCAACGACCTTAATAGCGAGGTCATAGCAAAATTCAGCTTGTATCATACACTGGTTACCTGATTCATAATCAAGTCCATCACCGAAGTTTATGTTCTTTGGGAATATACCAAACATATTCCATGCACGAATAATATTTCCAGCAGGATCAAGCTGAGCAAGAGTAGCTGAAGTAGCATACTGTGTCTTATAACCCATCTGACCAGTAAGTGGGTTATAAATCATACAAGACCAGTTATACAAAATATCTCCAGCTGAAAGTTCTTGCTGGCCCTCTGCACCATTTCTAATAAAATCATAAAACTGACAGTTAATTGTATTCCACTGAACGTTTCCTGCAAAGTTATAGCTTTCGTTCATTCTCTTCACAGCCAAATCTCCGTAAGTAATCTGAGGAGCGTTACAAGTCTTAGCTACAAATGCTAGTGCTTCCTGCTGATTATTATTACCCGGAACAGCGCTAAATTGGAAAACCCAATTGTTCTGTTTCAGTGGCTGCATCTTAAAGCTTCTACTATCTGATATGCGTATTGCCATATTATGTTCTCCTTTTATTTTAACTTAAGGAGAAACAATACAAAAGTATACTAAATTTTACATTTCAGTATACTTTTTCAAAATTTCTTTCATTCTATTTTCTACGCTTTCCTTATAATGGATTATTTCAAGCTTTATTCCATTCTTAATTGCGTAATCCAATTTCATCTTATCGTGCAATTGTTGCTTGTAAAAATGCTCTATGGTTGGTTGAAAGAATGGAACCCATTTATAATGCTGGATACCATTATATTCAATCAGCAGCTCTAAAGAAGGAATATAGAAATCATAAGACAATAGATCTACATCTCTTAAGTCTGGATATGTCTTTCTAAAAGAGCATGGAATATTATTCTCATTTAAAAATCTCTTTATTTTATTTTCCCCAGTATAACTCTTTATCGAGCAATTAGGACAGATTGGATGATTTAATATTCCTCTTCTATCTTTAAAGAATTTATGATTACACTTCTTGCATACTATTTCAAATTCTTTTGTTGCTGGCAGATAATCACCATCTATATGGAATTCAAAAACATCAAGAATATCACTTGCCATTTCAAGAAAATCCGAAGTTTTCATTGTTTGGTCATCTGTTGCACATTGCGGACAACCACGACCATCGGTGTGATTTTGTGCTATCTGAGTAAATTCTTCATGGAATGGACAAATAATAGTTATATCATCTTTTAAAGTTTTATATTCCACTTTTGAGTAATCATATTTGTCTCCATGCTTCTCTCTTGCCCTTCTTAAGAATTCTTCAAAAGGAACTTTCTTCCTCCCAATTGGAGTACAATTTGGACAATTAGTTCCTGTAAGGAATTGATCGTATCTCACATTCCAGTAATCATTACAAATTGGACAACCTATTTCTACACGTTGTTTTTGCTGGGTATTTATCCATTCTGGAACTCTATCATAATTATATAGGATTCTATGTTTTAAATTCGCTTTTTCGATAAAAACATTTTTCTTCATATTTTTATTATAAAAAAGCTCGCTTTTTGCGAGCTTTAAACGAGTTAGTATGGAAAGTAATTTACTTCTTCAAAGATTGAATTTTTTCCATTCTTAATTGGCCAAATCGCTATAGTAGCATCTTCAAACTTATTTACTTTATAGACAAAATCAAGATCATTCATAATTTATTTCTCTATGTTTAGCTTTCGCTTAGAAGCAAGTCTTTCCCTCTATTACAATAAAAAGCTGATTTGCCTAAATCGTTTGCAGCCTTGTTTGTGATTGAAGAAGTTGAGGAATTATCACTTTCTTTTTTTCCACATCTAAGAATATATTTTAACGCATCTCCAATCGCATGAGAAACTGCTGGAGAAAGATTTAGATTGGTTAAAATTGAATCAATAATTTCTATTGCTTCAAACTCCATTTCTCCATTTTTCCCTTTAATTTTTATCCCTTGGTAATGAGACGGATGATTGATGGACTTGTCGAATTTATCGACAAATGCAGTACTCTTAGTAGGCAAACTACTATCTGACCATTCAAATGCTTTATTCATTTATTTCTCCTTTAAACATTTTTTCTTGCAATAAATAACCTTCAAGAGCCCAAATCTTTCTAAACGCATCTTCAAAAGAAATTTGTTCTCCAATTTTTGGATCAAATCTTGCTTTGTCTACAACCGCACTCTCTCCTCTTACAGTAAAGCCATTTTCTAGTGTAATCTCACAAACTGTTGATTTACCACTCGGTAAAACCGTAAAGGTAGTATTTTTAATTTTCTTTAAGATTCCTTCTTCTGTCACTGTCATTTCTTATCTCCTTTAAATTTATTATATTTTGATTCGATGAACCTCTGAATTTTAAAGTAATATCTTTAAGTTCTTCTACAAAAGGGCCATCTACTAAATAATCTGCATATTTTAATAATTCACTTTTTTTTATCTGATCGTAATAATATCCAGACCAAACCCAAACGTCTTTATTTGGAAATCTTTCTTTTATTTCTTTCAATAATTTTATTTCTTCTTCTATATTAAATGAAGAGAATGGTTCTCCCCCAAGAAGAGAAAATCCAGCTATATAGTCATGATTTAATCCTTCTAAAATAGTTTTTTTAGTTTCTTCTGTAAAGAGAGACCCACTATTTTTATCCCAAGAAATTCTATTATGGCAATTCTTACATGGATGACCTTCAATGGCAAGCTGGCAACCACTTACATAAAGTGCCACTCTTACTCCAGGGCCATCCATAAAATCTGTTAATTTCAGTGCAATATAATTCATACTTATATTATAACGGTTTTTATTTTTTTGTCAATTAACTTATTTTATTTACTTTTTTATATTCTTCTATTGCAGATTCTATCATTGCCTTAACTATTTTTCTTTCTTCGGGAGTTAAAAGATAAACTTTTCCAAATAATTCGCCATGTTTGTAGCCTATCTCGTTGTACGCTTCTTTTTTTCCATTGTAAAAAACGAATTCATTTGTTTTACCATTAAAAGATTCGAGCTTTAATTCTCCTCTTTGCTTTTTATATTTTTTGTTAATATAAGCGGCTATATTCCAATCATATCCTCTTTGAATTCTCGCTTCTTTTGCATCTTCTATCTTTTTCTGTCCAACATTATATTCTCCATATTTAAGCATTTCTGCAATATGATAAAGAATTATTTGTTTTAACGACATTTTAAACGTAGACACTTTTCCAGACAATGGGTCTATAATTTCGTCGTAATCTAATACACCAATTAATTTGTTGTTTGTGTAAAATGAATATTTGTCTCCACCAGAATTAGTTTTCTTTAAAGTGTAATAAATTCTTGCATTAGGAGTAATCTCTGTTTTATAAACTTTTAGAATCCTCATCCCAATAGAAAGGAGAGCTTTTCTTATAATTGAATTTGGAACCTTATTTCTCTTTAGTACTTCTTCTTTAATTTTCTCTGGAGAAAATCCTTTTTTATAAGCATCAAATCTATTCTTTCTTTCCTCTTTTGAAATCCCGTTTGTAGCATCTTTAAAAGATGTCCATGTTTTACCATCATCTATTGAAATAGAAATCGGAATTACAGCCTTGTTATTATATATTAAACAACAGTCTCCGTCGTGATTGCCATGATAAATAACTCCAGCAACTTTATCAAATAAGTTGTTTTGTTCTACTACTTTTGAAAAGTAAACATGATTTATTCTAAAATATGGTGCATCAAAATATTTTTTTATTTTAAATTTGTCTAACTGCTCTTCTATAAACGTATCTATATTAGCATTTTTGTTATATTTCTTATAGTAATTAAAGTCAACAAACATGAACTTATCAATATCTTTTATGGCGAGCTTTAAAATTTTGTCGCCATATTCGCTTTGCATATTGTTAAGCCCTTTTTTTGAAAGCTGAGAGTCCATATCTATTGTTGTATATATTCCACCATTATATTTGTCAAAATCTATAGCGTGATAGTTTTTATAAGTCCCATTAAAAATCTTTTTTATTTTATCTATATCACTAAATCTATGAAACAATGTAGCGACATTTCCATATAGTTCTTCAAATAATGTATTCATATTATTAACTTGCATATCTATATGCTAGTGTGGAAACAACTTCCTCTGGAATCTTTAATAATTCATTGTCGTTTAAAGATTTGTATTTTTCCCAAGTATAATTGAACGCTTCCTTCAAATCTTCTTCAAACAATACTTTAACGTTATTTTTTATCATACATTGTTGCTTAGCTTCCATTTGCCTGTCTAACGTTCTATCAAAAGGATTTATAAGCTTACCTTCTTTGAAAAAATGGTTCCCTTTAATTTCCACATACTCGCCTTCTACAAGAAAATCTGGAATATAGGAATGCTCTTCTCCGTCAAACTCGTAAATCAATGGTTCTACTTTTCTTGTTATATTCAACCCTTGTTCCTTGCAATAGATATAATAAGCAAGCTCCCAGTATGAATCAAAAGAAAATCCATCATATCTATAAACAGTTTTCTTTTCTCTTGTTTTAAGCGATTCTCTTATCTTATTTATTGCTTCTTTGCACCCACCACCATTTGTAAGCCCATATTTATCCAAACAAGTTTGAATATTCTTCTTTTTAAAATCTTCGGAACTTATCCATTTAGCCGCCTTTTCTCTTCTTTCGTCTGTCCACTTTTCTCTTATTTTCTTTTTAACCGAATCTAACTGTGATACATTTTCAACACCATATTTTTCAATTAAATTTTTCTTTTGCTTTTCAGTTGCATGTTTCTTTATACACTTTTTGCAAAGCAGTGGAAAATGCAAATGACAATTATATCCTCTTTCTCCAACCTTTCCACATTCATAACAAATATACTCTATATGCTTGCCATATGGTTTTTCTATATTTCTTAATTCCTCTTCTGAACTTACAAATACTTTTTCATCCATCTTCTTCTCCAAGCTCCTACCGTGCAATTTGTACGGTAGGATAAATTAATTACTGCATATGAACATATCTTGCTGCAAAATCAGCCGCTCGTCCTTGCGAAACATTTAATGAATTTTCTCCAATCCCCGAAGCAGCTTCACCACAGTACCCGCATATTCTCATAATCTGAGACAATTTGTTCTGTTTTACGCAACCGCACTTTGGGCAACGAAAAAGGTATTTCCCAGCTTCATTCTTCTCCAAAATAAGTTCTCCTTCATACCCACATTCAAAGCATCTACCTATTTTAGTATTTATTTCAGCATAAAGAATATTGTCATACATAAATCTTGTAACTGCGAGAATACCTTCTACATTATTCTCAAGGTTAGTTGCCTCAACGTAAGAAACCGCTCCGCCTTTTGACAAGGAAAGATATTTGCCTTCCAAAGCCAATTTATCAAATGGAGAAATCTTTTCAGCTGGATTTACATGATAAGAATTGGTAACATAATCATGATCTGTCACTCCTGGGATACCAGCTCCAAATTCTCTTTTTAACGCTATAGCAGCTTTTTCAGTCAAAGACTCTGAAGGAGTCCCATAAATAGAATATGGAATTCCATCTTCTTTCTTCCAAGCATCACACTTATCATTTAAATATCTAAGAATCTTAAGTGACAGCTCCTGACCTTCTTCAGATGTATTAGATTTACCTATAAGCGCCATACAAGTTTCGTAAAGGCCGATATAGCCAAATGACATAGTTGTATAATCCAAATCATTTAACATGGATGAAAGATCTTCTTCAGGGTCAAGTCTCGCCAGTCCACCATAAACCCAAAGAATGGGTGCATTTTTTGCTTTAATTTTCTTTATTGAAGCATTTCTCTCTTTTAATGCTTTTCTTATAAGCTCACAGTACTCATCAAGAACTTCCCAAAAATCTCTTCCTGTTTTCTTAGAAAGGAGCGCAATAAAGGCTAAATTAGCTGAAACAACTCCTTGATTATATCTTCCATACGTCTTTGGTTCAATACATGTAATTGTATCGCCTTCTTTCTTTGTAATATAACCAGTATTACCTTGATAATTATATACAATCTTATATGGGGCAAAACTACCTTCTGGAATACTTTCAATATTTTTAGGTTTCAAAGAAAGACATATATAATCTTTATTTGGTTCCGGTAGAATTTCATAATTCACACCTGTTTCCCAGTCAATAACTTTACCATTCTTAGACTTAATCAATCCTTTTGTATAAATATAAACTCCGTCCTCTTTTTTCTCCATATAATCAATTATACCATAATTAGTGCACACAAGATAAGGATGAATTTTATTATCAACCGGAATTATACCTTCTTTTTCTGTATATTCCTTCCAAAGTTTTTCGGGAGTTATTTTTGTCGAAAGATTTATAAGTTTAAACTCCATATTTGGAGAAATATCTTTATGAATTGTATACTGAACTTCATGTCTATACGGAGTAAGGAAACTTCTACAGTTGTGAGAATAAAGCTCATTAACCATAAAATGTTCTGACTCAGTAGTAACATCATAACTATAATCCTCGTTAACATAGCCAACTTTCTTTATTAATGTAAAAACCAAAGAGCCATCTTTACCGCCATAAATCTTATCTCCAAGATTTAAATCCTCTGCCGATACGTTTTCACCGTTAATATTTGTAAATGGATGATCTGCTGTAGCATTAAGTTCAATAAACCTTCCAGTTGAAGAAAATGTCATTTTATACCATTCAGAAGAAATGTTTCTAATAATCCTTTTACATTCAACAAAAGAATTTAGTCTATTATCCCAAATAGAAACATTATCCAAATCAATATAATAATTTCCTTTTCTCTCCTGTTCTTTTACTTCATATTTCTTTGAAAGCTTATCCCATGCTTCTTCAAATGAAATTTCTTCAACTTCATCTTCTGAAACTAATATTCTAGAATCTCCAGAAACACACCCCATACATGGAATAACCATTCCATCTTTGGCTTCTCTACTTTTCTTTGCAGAAATATAATCTGGCTGCATTCTATGCACGTTACATTTTGCTGCCAAAACAGTAAGATAGTAATATGGATCTTCAGGATTCACATTATAACCTTCTGCCTGAATATAAAGAAGTTTTGGAAAAAGCGGAGCAGTATATTTTCTTGATTTATCCTTTACACCTTTTATTCTTTCCTTCAATACAGCTTCTATAATAAGAGCAAGGTCTTTTAATTCCTGTTCTGTTTTTGCTTCAAGAAGATTTAGCACAACCGAAACAAACGGAGACTGTCCATTAGATGAAGTGTGGCAAATACACTGATACTGATAAGTTTCTACGCCCTTTTCCACTTCCTTTTTTACTTCTTTTTCTACTATTTCATTTAATCTACTTTCTTCAATTTCTGGGAAAAGTTCTTTATATTTTTTTTCAATCCTCTTTCTTGAAATATCTACAAATGGTGCCAAGGCAGACCAAGAAACGGTTTGGCCACCATACTGCGAACCAGAAACAATAAGATTTACCTGAGCCTGAAGATTAGAACCTGTAAGAAAAGAGTGAGGAGGCTCAATCCAAGTGTCGTTCATTTGGAAACCGTTTTTAAACATATCAAAAGTATTGATAAGAGAACAATTATGTTCTGGCATTACTGGAGAATAATCCATATCATGGAAATGAATAATCCCTTTATCATGAGCTGATACCACGTCTTTTGGAAGAATTTTTCTACCTATTGTTTTGCACTTTACTCCGGCAATATAATCACGCATTGTTCCAAGAACTGTTGCTCTTTTGTTTGCGTTGTCCCCTGAAACATCTTCGCTTTGTGCATTGCAAATAGCTATAATTTTTTCTTCATCTTCAGAGAATTTTCTTTTTTTTAATTTTTCATCTCTATAAATAACATAAGATTTTGCCACTGCAAAGCAGTTATGCTTCATGAGAGACTTCTCTACAGCATCATGAATTTGCTGAACATTTACAAAACTAAACCCTTCGAGAAAATCTTTTGCGGAATTAGCTACATCAGCTATTTCCTGTTCTGTAAGTTTTTCTTCAGCACTAACTGTAGAATTTGCCTTTTTAACTGCATTAATTATTTTCTTTATATCAAAATCTTGCTCTGCACCATTTCTTTTTCTAATTTTCATTTTTAATCTCCTACTACTAGTTTAACACTTTTTCTATTTTTTGTCAATAAAAAAAGGCAGAATATATTCTGCCTTTTTAACTTATAAGGAGTTAATTTTATGCTAAGATTTTTTCCACTTCCTTTACTGTAAATCCAAGCTCAAAAAATTTAGAATTTTTATCTTCAACCTTTTCCATTTGATAAACAACTTCTTCATCCTCTCCTTTTTCATTCTTTTGAGTCGTGGTGTAAAAATAATGATTATCATCTTTTACGCCGTCAGCCTCAGATTTAAGCTCTTTCTGAACCTTCCATGTAAAACGGCCATTCAGCAGCATCCGAAGAGCAACTTTTGTCTCTTCTGGATAAAGTGAAAGACAATTCATATAATCTTCTTTAGTATTAAAATATCTAGGTATTCCTCTCATTTTTCCTCCATCTACTTAAAAGTATAATATCTATTATCTGTGCAAATTGTTGCCGTAAACGTCTCAACTCCTTTTTCTTGAACTGCCTTCAACTCACTCATAATAACAGTAGAAGAAGTTATAACTAACCACTTCTCCTTACTATTAACTGTTGTTAACAATATGTAAGCAACCTCTTTTTCTTTATCCATCTTTGATAAAGAAAAATAAAACTTATCTATAACAACTTTTTCACCATTAAGAAACTTCATTTGAGTTCTTTTATAATCTTTAAATTCTTCTCTCAAAGAAAGACCAGAATTTTTAAACTTATATAAAGAACTAAATTCTGGAAGTGATTCTTGCTCTGACATCATCTAGCTCCATTTTCTTCCTTAAATTATATGAATTTGCATGTGCAATCCATCCGGCGATACTATCAACTCTAGCTCTTGCTTCATTAAAGTCAATTCCATTATCTATATTTTCTTTTATCTCTTTTATTATCTTTATTTCTCTTTGTGCTGTTGATTTTCTTACTAGTATATAATTATTAAAATGCCTATATCCACAAAAATCAACTCCTTGTTTTGTGTTAAATACATCGCTCTTTGAAAATTCTAAATCTAAATTTGATTCTATAAACTCTTTAATTCTCACTCTACAATCGTGTAAGTATGTTTTATCGTTGCTAAAAAGCAAAAAATCATCACAATATCTTATATAATCATTACAGTGCAAAACATGTTTGCAATAATAATCTAGCTCGGTTAAATAATAATTACCAAACCATTGACTAGTATAATTTCCTATCGGGCAATTATGATTTCCTGGGAAACTAAAAACTATATCTTTTATTAACCAAAGTAATTCTTCATCTTTGAATTTACGCTTTAACATATCAAATAATATTGTTTGATTTATTGATGGATAAAAATGATGTATATCACATTTTAAGCAATACTTATTCCTTCTTACTGCACACATAGTTCGCTGAGAAGCTTTCATTTGTCCTCTTCCTTCTACACAAGCATAACTATCAAATATAAAGTGTTTAGTAAAATATGGAATTAAAACATTCATTAAAGCGTGTTGAACTATTCTATCTGGATTATATGGTAAAATATAAATAGTTCTCTGTTTTGGTTCATAAATAACTTTTGACTTATATTCAGATGTTTTAAATGTATGATTTATCAAAGAAGCTTGAATATTCTTTAAATTACCTTCAATATCTTTTTCAAATTTTTGAACCGATTTTCTTGTTGCTCTTCCTAATTTAGAATCATGATATGCAAGTTTTAAATTCTCCATAGCATAAACTTTCTCAAATAATTTTTCTTTAACAGTTTTCATCTTTCCTTCTTAGTTTCGGATGTTTAACACTCGTTTTAACTACTAATTAAACATTCCCTCCTTTTCGTATTTTGGTATTCCACCAAAGTAAAAAATCCAGCTGGAGTCCTCGCTTTTACCTAGGAGTAAGGTTCTTAAGAAACCCCATATCGCGCCGCGACCGCCATGGTTCGGGTTCACAATAGAACGAACGTCATTCGAGTTCGAATTCCGAGAACGAGAGCCACATTTGGAAGAGTTATTCCAGTTACCACCGAATAACAAACCAGCAACACGGCTATCGGACGATTTTTTACTTTCTCAATGTTCAGAGATGAACCTATATTTAACTTACGTTTACAAAAAAAACCGCTCACGGGGGATTCCGTGAGCGGAAACATGTTTTTTTTACCTTTGTTCGTACCTCATCCCAGTAATAAAGAGATAATTATTGTTCGTTTAAATTACTAATAGTACAATCAAAGTAGTTTGGTTGTTTCCAACCTCTCTATTATTATCTTTGTACTTGCCAAAAAAATTGATTTAAGAACTGCTCGCGCCGCGACCGCTAGGGGTCGGATCCACAATCGAACGAACATCAGACGAGCTCGAAAGCCGAGAGCGAGAACCAGCTTTAGAATAGTCGTTCCACTTAGCACCGAAAAACAAACCAACAATACGTAACATTACTCGCGCCGCGACCGCCACGAGTTGGGTGCACAAGAGAACGAACGATAATCGAGTCCGAAGCCCGAGAACGAGAGCCACAGCTGGAAGAGCCATCCCAGGAAACACCGAAACACAAACCAGCAACACGGAACATTACTCGCGCCGCGACCGCCATGGTTCGGGCCCGCACCAGAACGAACGTTCCACGAGCCCGAATCCCGAGAACGAGAACCACACCTGGAAGAGACATCCCAGGTACCACCGAACCACAAACCAGCAACACGAAACACTACTTGCGCAGTTACCACTGAAGAATAAACCAGCAACACGAAATACTACTCGCGCCGCGACCGCCAAGGTTCGGGCCCACAATAGAACGAACGTTATTCGAGGCCGAACCCCGAGAACGAGAGCCACACTTGGAAGAGTCACCCCAGGCACCACCGAAGAACAAACCACCAACACGGAACATTATTCACGCAGTTACCGCCAACCAATAAATCAGCGTATACCACAAAAATAGACAGTGCGGAAAGGCTCCGGGAAATTGCTTCGCAATTTCCATGCACGGCCTTTCCGCACTTACTTCTCCTTTCTTCTACGGAACTATTCGTCCCTTTCCGCCACTTTTCCTTCCCTCCTCCGCCACTTACTTTTAGTTCCGTAGGACTCCGCTCGCGCCGCGACCGCCAGGGCTCGGGTACACAAGAGAACGAACGCCAGCCGAGTCCGAATCCCGAGAACGAGAGCCACAGCCGGAAGAGTCATCCCAGTTACCACCGAAAAACAAACCAGCAACACGGCCCCATGTTTGTCCCATCCACGCCAACCCATCGTAGGTTTGATTAGTATCTGGCGTGCTCGCTAGCGGTCCAACGTTCTCACTCCATTGCCACAAATATCCGCAGCACTCTTCGCATCCTATAAAACTAATCATTCTCGCGCCTGCACTGTCTACGTGCCCACCTACTGTTCCAGCATCCGCTGCACCTGCTATCGCGGTTCCCTCATTTGAACCAGACGCGGCAGATGTGAACTCATAATCAAAAAGTAATCTCTTTCCG